TTAAGGGGTAATATCCTTGATGGTAGCCATAATGATTTTTCGGGTTCAACAATAATATCCGAGGCTTTACCAGCCATCGGATATTTTGATCTTAATTTATTTTCAGATAATATAGCTTTATTACTATTGTTTGTCTTCGCCATCTTGAGATTGTTTAGCTTCAACCATTGCTTTTTCTTCTGCTTGTAAATCCCTCTCGAATACTCCCACCTTATTGAAGGTTTCTCCGTGTCTTTTACGAAGCTTAGCGATATTAATATTCCTTACCTCACTTGGGTCTACATTATTCTCTACGCATATAGCTAAATAAAGACCCATGATTTTACCCATTTTACTAACTATGCTCTCAGCATAGCAATCTAATAGGTTCTCATATTTGGGTCCATCGTAATTTTTAGGAGGTTTCCCATAAAATACCAACCTTTTAAAATCATCAGCTAAATAAGAAATAGCTACTGATAATTGAGATACCAATAGGAAGTTGTTAGGGAACCCATCATATTTTCTATTATCTTGTTTAGCTTTCTTTATAGCTACTAGAGTTTCATAAGTACTGTCAAAAAGGGGTATAAGAACTGGGAAAGTTCTAAGGAAAATAGCTTGATACCAATCTATATCTCCCAATTCCTCTTTAAAATTTATTACCCCTTCCCTAGAATTAAGTACATTTTCCAGAAGTTCTCCCACTTCTGTTACTAAACCATCTTTCCCATGTATTAATACCTGGACATCTTTGTCATTGGCATTGAAATCATAGTTAAGGGTTTTTAATGACTCCTGTAAATATTCTTTGGTTTCCATTATAAATCCTTTTTCTTTTTCTTCTTTTTAACTGATGATTTATCTTTACCCTCTTTACCTTTAGAGGATTCTTTAGTATCCAACTTTAGAAATTTCTTGGCTAAACTAACAGTATCCTCATAGGTAGGCATAATAGCTCTTACCATTTCCTCAGGTGAATAGATTTTATTGTATTTCTTGGGTAGAGGAGTTGATTTACAAGTTAATAGGGAATACTCAGTATCAAACTGACCTTTACCTGTTCTCTTGTACTTAATGTCATAACCTTTCTTGGGATCAGTCATATCCCCATTCTCCTCATCTAGGAATAGGTCAGTTAGGTCCTGGTATTGGTTATTGGTTAATAAAGCTAACTTAGCTCCTGCATCCTCATCTACCTGAGTTCCTTTCTCATCTTTATATTTAATATGGGGAACCATCATCCTTTTCTTAGGTTTCATGGTTGAAGCTAAGTTTTGGTCATCCTCATCTTTAGAGTTAGATAACTTCTCATATTTCTCCATTAATCCACAAGGTTCACCAAAGGTCGCAGGGGATATAATTCCACCTAACTCTTTACCTAAGTAGAAAGTTATGACCTCTATACCTATGTCCTCATCTTCAGGAGTTGGTAAAGGTCTCATCCTTACTGTACCCTCTTTAAAAATAAAGTATTGGTATTTACCTCCACCTCTTTTGGAAAGTTCTTCTTTCCTCTTTTTGATTTTTTCAATTTTGGAATTTTTCGTTGCCATATTTATCTTTTAAAATTAAGAATTACGATGTTCATTTCTAAGGTTAGCTGAAAGTGATTGGAGCATATCTTTCCTTTGTTCATAGGACCTAATAGCTGATTCTATTATTCCCATTTGATATTTAAACTCAATAGTAGCTTTAACTACCCTAATATACATTTTATTAGCTTCAACCATTTGTTTTGCTAAATCATCCGAAGGGGGTCTTCCACTTCCTGGAATAGATTTTTTATATCTCACATAGAGCTCAGCATATTTTCTTTTCTTCCTAGCTTCAGAAGCTTCATATTGTTTTATTAAACTCTTATGAAGCATAGTTAAAAATGAATAACTAGAAGCTTGTTCTGTTAACTCCTTATTTAACCTTTCCTGAGATATTTGAAGTTCTTCAAATAAATTAAACTCATAAGGTTTACCCCCATACTTAATGCTTATTTTCATTAAGTCGGATAGTTTAGCGTATTTTTGTAACTTCTTACTCATTAACGAGGGTTAGTTAAAAATTGAACTACTTCAGCTTTTCTCTTTGTTAAATCCCAATAATCAATAGTTAAAACTTTCACATTGGAAGCTCTAACACAAACAGTTTCTTTATTTTGGGTCCTATAGATAGGTAAAAAATATTCTTTTAAAACATGTTCAAAAATTGCATCTACCTTCTTTTGAAAGTATTTATTGTCAACCCTTGAACCATTGTTTTCTATTTTATCAGGGTTTACACATTTTACATAAATTAAATGTGTAAAGGTCATCTCATAGTATTTGGTTGCAATTTGGATAAATTTCTCTGCATCCTCATCTCTAACATTATGTACTACCTGATTAAGAAAATAAGTAACATTATCTACTGGGCTTCGATCAGTTACAAAACCCTCAACAATATTAAATAACTTCTCAAACCTATTATGTAATAATTTTTCTTGAAAATCATATCCAAAATTTGGATTAGCTCCTGAAAGGTTTATTACATTCTTCTGTCCTGTAGGTTCATAACCATACTTATTCTTTAACTCCTCTTGATCCTCTGGGGTCATAATTAAAGAAGCTGAACCCGGGATAAAAGGTATCTTAAATACATCAGCAATATATTTTGCTAAGGTTGTCTTCCCTGAGCCACTAGGCCCACATAAAATTACTCTTTCTAAATTCATAGTATTAAACCTTTAGTATTAATTAATTTTGTATAATCTTCATTTGGGTTATAGTCCTGTAGAGCTCCCCAATTAACCCCAATCTCAGGGGATACTTTCATCCTTACTTTCTTCATCTCAAATCCAAACCATTTCTTAGTTTGGGGGTTATTACAGATTTCTATAATCTTTGGTACAATTGAATGGATTAGTTCGGGTCTTATGGCATAACCCAATGAGTCATGTACTGTATATAATTGGGGCATATCATAGGGAAGAGTTAATTTCCTTTTCTCCTCTCTAATAATTACTGAGCTAAATAAAGTATAGTCAGAAGCAGCTCCTTGAATTGGAGCATTTACAGCATCTCTTTGAGCTTTTAGGAATTTACCAAACTGATCTGAGTAAATATCAGGTAATCTTCTCTTCCTTCCCCAAATACTTTGTACATATCCATGCTCCTTAACAAATTTATGTTGTTTCTTAATCCACCTAGCAACTTTAGGAAACATTTTATACCAATCATCAATAAATTGTTTAGCTTCCTCTTCTGAACATTCTAGCTCTATAGATAACTTCTTCTCGGTCTGACCATATAGGATACCAAAGTTAATAAGCTTAGCTCTTTTCTTCTGTTTCTCCCAGAATAACCAATCTTTATGATTGGGGTCTTTAAGTATTTTCCTAATCTCATCGTACCTATCTAATACCCCATTTGCTTTACATGCTGTTGCTACGTGTACGTTGTAATCTCTTTGGAAAATATCTATAAGTGTTTCCTCTTTAGCAATCTCAGCTACTACCCTTAATTCAGCTTGGGAATAATCCACTTCTAATAATAGGTAACCAGGTGGGGGTATGAACATCCTTTTGATATCAGATGAAGTAGTATCTCGGGGTATATTTTGAAGATTCGGTTCTCTGGATGATAGTCTCCCCGTTACAGTCCCATGAAGTAAAAAGCTCCCATGTATTCTACTATCAGGTCCTATCTGTTCATACATACCCTTTATATAGGTTGAATAAAGTTTAGATAATTCCCTATGGTTTAAAAGACTTTGTATAAATCCGGATTTGTCTCTCTCTTTTAACTCCACTAATACCTCTTCACTTGTAGAAGGAGCTCCAGATTCAGTATATATACTTGGTGTAAATTTAAACCCAAATTTATTTTCGAATAGGAACTCTATAAGTTGTTTGGGGCTACTGAAATTAAAGGGTTCCAATATTTCTTTTTTAGTAGTAAACTGTCCTGCAATATATCTTGAGATTTTTTCTTGTCGATTCTTTATAACTCTATCTGATGGGCTTTTTCCTTGGTATATTAGCTTATCTATTTCCCTTTTGGTTTCTTCAATTAAATTAAGCTTATGAGCTTTCTCTCTTTTTCTTTCAAATTTTCTTAACTTCTTATTAGACCTTAATTTCTTTTCTTCATCCTTTAGCTTCTTTGCATAGAGTTTAACTAAACCCTTAACATAGGATTTATCTATCAAAGTACCGTCAAATTCAGACTCCGTTAATACTCTATGGCCCATCATTAGTAGATTTCTTAATAGAGGGTAGAAACCCTTATTCATACAAATCTTTTCAAGGTAAATACCTAACCTTAAAGTTAAATCACAATCTAGACCACAGTACTCTGATAAAGGTAGTAAAGGTATTTTATCCCAACCCCCATGTTTCTTTTTTAGAGTATCTACCTCATCCTCATAGTTACTATAATCGGGTAATAGCCTTTTAACTAGAGATTTTAGGTCATTGGGTCTTTCCTCATCTAAAAGATATTTAGCTAACATCACATCAATAATTCTACCCCTTAGATTACCTCCATACTGTAACAACCACTTATGCTCAAATTTCATATTAAAGGCATACTTTACTATATCGGGATTTTCTAAAACTTCTCTACTAAATTCCCTTAATATGTTTATGTATGAATTTTTAAAAACAGAATCAAAATGACCCAAGGGGATTATCCAAGCTGAACCTGGTTGGAAGGATATACCCAGAATAGTAGGGTAATGATCTGGGTCATAAAACTCAGTTCCAGTAGTTTCAAAGTCTAATGAACAATATTTAGTTTGTTTACAATATTTAATTAAACTAGAAAGCTTCTCCCTAGTATCTACGAATACCAATCTAGTCTTCTTCATAACCTCTAACTATAATCTGATTTTTAATTAATAGATTTACCCCTTCACTACTTCTATAGGGTTTTAAATAATTTACTTCTATTACCCCTGCTTGAACAATTAGCTCTGCACATTTCTTACAAGGACCATGTGTACACCATAAAACCGACCCCTCTAATGCAATACCCTTCTTAGCACTAAAAGCAATGGCATTAGCTTCTGCATGAAGGGCATGTTCACAAGCTTTATCCAAATCACAATTTTCAGAATTACAATGTTCTGTTCCTCCTAATGGACCATTATAACCTGTAGCTATTATCCTACCTTCCTTAGCTATTACACAACCCACTTGACCTCTTAGACAGGTAGACCTTTTAGCAAAAAGAAGACTTACCCCAAATAGTAAGTCTTCCCGGGATATTCTTTCGTTACTCATCTCCTAATAACTGTATAGCTTCGTATATATTAGGGAAATACTTACTAAAGATTTTATCAATCTCTATAGCAATTTGCCTATGCTCTAATTGGGTATGTTCTGTTGTTCTTTGTCCTAAATAATGAATCCAATCTCTTACTGACCCATTTAGGTACATTTTAGTTTGAGTGGTTAAAGGTAAAATCATTCTTGCACATTCTTTAGCTACATTACCCTCTAGTAACCTCTTATATAAAATTTGACCTTGATCTAGGTAATCCTGTATAGCTTTATCTGCTTTTACTGTATTACCTGTAATATAATCTACTACTGAGGGATTAAATTCTTCAGTCGAAGATTGTCTATTGGTTACTGCTTGTCTTCTTAATTGTACTGGCTCAAAATCTGTTACCTCCGCATATCTCTGAGAGAATTCTTGAACAGATAGTGACCAATGTCGGATTATTTGTTGAGCAATAGCTCTAGAAGTTATTACTTCTACACATAGATTAGCTTGTTCAAATGGGCTCCAATGTTTATGGTTTATAAGGTATCTTATTAATTTTACAGCTCCTTCTGTCCTTTGGTTTGAAGATACTCTAGCTATGTAAACTATAAGTTCCTCAGCTGTCATCTCCTTAGAAGCTTGTCCCTCAAATTCTTCTTGGATTAAGGGTTTAGTAATAGAAATTGGTCTTACTTTCATTTGGTATATTTTTTAAGTATTTCTTTTTCATTTATGAAACAATGTAAAGATCCTACCCACATATTCAACTTCCCAAGATTTATTGTGGGATCCACTTTATCTCTAAAATCCTGGGCTAACCTTACTGCCATATATATGTCATTTCTAAAATGTCTTAAAATGTCACAGGATCTTATATGGTAGGTTACATCTAAAGTATGGTTTCGGATTAAGAAAAAATACCCAAGTGTACAGGGTACTCTCCCATTACCATTGGATTGATCTTCAGGATGCCAAATTGAAAGGTATAATTGCCTAGACCCCTTGTCTTCTCTAGCTCTTTCCACTATATCATGGTAATCTCCATAATCAAATCTTATACCCTTCCTAATCATACCCGCCCCTTTAAATATATCTTCATATTTGAATTTACACCAAAACCTC